CGCCGCCAAAACCACTGACAAAAGATTCGGAAGATATATAGTCCTTTACTATTGTACCCATCAAAGTAGCAACGTGAGATACACTTAGATCGTGTATTTCTGCAAGCTCTTGAACTAGTAAGTTTAGTGTTGTCGTTTTCTTAGATACAGTCACATTGTCAGAAAAAGTCGCTGATTTGGCAATCAGTTTATCAAGAACGTTGAGTATTTGCGTTGTTACCGTCGTTGCGGTTAACGTATCCGTAGAAATACCCTTCGTTACGTCTAGCCCGTTATCAACGATTAAACCGCCTAGCAACTTGATAAGGAATTGCGTTTCGTCTGGTGCTGTTTTGGATATATACAAATCTTTTAAAGATTCGATAGCCGCATCTAGTTCCTGCCTTATACGTAAAGAAGAAAGCGTATTTTCTTCCGATAACTCTGCCTCGTCATCACTTTTTATAATCCGTGATAGAATTTCATTAAGCACCCGAAGCGATGAAAGAACATTTTTATCGGTTAACGATCGCATATCATCAACCTTTATGATATCAATATTAGTCCCGCCACCTCCTGTTATTACCGCACCTCCTACACTGTTACCAGAGCGTACAACAGTAGCCCCAGCCGGATAATTCTTCGACCGGGGATTAGATGGAATTGCTTTTGACTTTATTAATATCGCATCACTCATACTTCTATCATTATACATTCAAATCGATTCATCTTATAGTCAATTGTACCTCCTGTATTGATGAATCTCTTATTAACCATATAATTGTCAGACAAACGAGTTATTGGCGTCAATTCTGGAGTCGCTTTTATTACTTGCGTTAATTTTATACGAGGAGCACTATACCGTTTAATTATTCTTCGTATGAGTTGTTCTTCCGGACGGACGGTTGTTCCTTCAATAGCAGAGTATAAGTTATCAGTCAGATAACCTGCTTCTAACATTACCTTACTATAGCAAGCTCCGTCATTATTATAAGATGAAATTTTAAATTCAATTTCATCAAGTTCATTAATATAATTTTCATTAACTACATTTTCATAGATACGATCTGAATTGCTGTCAGAATCATCTGTTAATCCATCTTTTGTTTTGCATTCAACTTTAAAGTCTTTTAAAATAACGCCATAACGATCACTCCTAAAAAGATTACCTTTACGCAATATTTCGGGGCATAAAATAGTAAACTCTAGTTCTCCATATAAAGGTGTTTCAATAGGTATTATACACCCATTTAAACCGGCATATGGCATCGATAGTGTTTTTTCATTTTTGACATTTACATAATCCATAGAGGAATCATTATTATTGCTTTCTAGATTAACCGTAAGTATACTTTTAGGATTTTTACTCCATTCAGGTGCCTCTGAATATACAGTCCCATAATAGTTATCTCCTATCCGAATTTGGAATGCCACTTCTAATTTTGATATGGCATAACAATTATCTAAAATACCAAGATCAGTGTCTTCTGTTCTAACTTTCAAGGAATATGATATAGAGATGGCAGAATCTGAATAAATAGCAGATGCTCCTTTGAATGACATGACTTTAGTCCTTTTATTAGGATATTCTGTGTTACGCGCTTTTTCTGGATAGCGTATTTGGATCGCATTACTGAATGAATAATCTGTGATATCTGGAATCCATTCGCCACCGGCATTCTGATGTTGATTATAGGCACAACATTTCATTAAAATCCCCCCTTCTAACATACGGGCCTTATCGCCATAACTACTAATTATGCTATTGTCTACTATTTTTTCTCCATCGTATAGATACATATTCCATCGACTAGGAGAAAGGAATATCCTTCTCGAAGCACGTGAACCTACCGAATTATCTACAGTATTCAATGACTTCAGATTATTAAAATCTTCATCTATTACAACTTCTCCAATAGGATAATTGCTTGTCCTCACTGTTGCTTTATTATAACCAGGCAAGATATCTAATGCGTGATCCGATCCAGCGAAACCAGCATTTTGTATGTTAAGCAAAGTCGGGGAAACAATCCCATTTTTCTTAAATGTTATTGGATCGTATTTATAGAACTCTCCGATATGGTCTATATCGATGAAATATAGTTCGCCTTTCCAATCAACACAGGTCCAGTTAAGAAACTTACAGATCTCCTCTAACACCTCTTTCAAGGTCATTGCTTTATCATCTTCATCAAAGAAATTCTGTTCACTTACTGTCATATTTTCCAGTACATTAGTTCCTTCTGCATAACTTTCTGTGTCTTTCGCATATACGTGTGGGAAATATATGGCGTTGTATTGAGCAGAAGCCGAAGTAATACATTTTTTCATCAAGTCCCAAAAAGACACAAATGTGCGGCTCTCCCCTATTTGTTTGTAATCAATAAACTCGAGAGTGGACATGGCACTTATGCACTCCAGATCAAGATTAAATGTCTTCAGGGTATAATCTTGTGTATAAAGCTCTGGCTTTATGAATCCACACCAAGTAACTAAGCCATCTACTTTCAAGGTCACCCGATACATTTGATAACCTGTAGAAAATAAATTCTGCAAATAATCACTGCCAACAACCCGGATCGTTGCTGAACTAAATCTGGTAGGAGTATAAAGAAATTCTTCATCCTCTATATCAACTGTAAAAGGAGAATCTCCAGCAGGAGTTAACTCTTTTGATTTACCTGTATAGCCTTCTTTTTCGATTTCTACCACACATGGAACATTGTCCAGTGTGGCGAATGGTACTGTATATATAAGTGCGTAACTCATGATATAGGTTTCTTTCCCTGTGATTTAAGTTCATTATTAATCGTAAGAATAAGGTCTTTGGCTCGGACTCTAGTAGTTACTGTGGAGGACATATTTCCACTTCCGCCCAACTTTCCAGAATTGATAGCTTCAAATAGTCGTGACTGCTGCCCTTGGTTTAAAATCATTTCGCCGGCATTAACACGGGCTAGTATTTTATCTCCAGAAGTGGGACCACCGGTTATAACGCCTCCTGTAGCAAATTTAGGAATAGAAGCAAACAACGCGACTGCAGCAGCTATTGCTGCACCAATGGCAATAATGTTTGCTGGGAATGGTAAACTTGCAGCACTAGATCCAGCTGCACTTACTCCCTTTGCAGTATTGGCAGCCACTTCCGTCGTTGCTGTAGTTACTGCTGTGGCAGCCTCTGAAGTATCTGCAGTTTTTTTAATTTCCGAATTTGCAACTTTTACACCTGTGACAGTCGTATCAACAGCAGCTTCTGTTACCTTTGAAGCAGTGGCTACATCAGTCATTTTAGCCTCCTGCTCTTTTGCCTGTGTGAGTTTATTGGTGATTTCTGTCAGACTCTCAATCATCTTAATGATAGATAAGAAAGCGTCTACTACGTTTGTCATTGCGTTCCAGATAGCCATAATTCTCTCCCATCCGGATGCATCTACGTCATTCATTACATCGCGAAGGTTACTGAACGCACTAACAATACGGTCTGAACTGCTTGCAATGTCTTTAACGCCAGAATACAATGATTCATTAAGCTCTTTATTGAGATTCTTTATATCCTCTTTTACCTGTGCTAATTTCAAAGCTTCTTCTAATGACGGAACATTCGCCATAGCATTGGCAACCTCATCTGATAATGTCTTTCCAATATTACGGGCTTCTTCTTTATATTTATCCGCTAACTCTTTAGCTTTGTCCAGATTTTCAGAGGCAATATCTGTTTTTGTTTTTTTGTAATCAAATGTAGTATCACGGGGTTTTATCTTAGTAGAAGATGAAAGTAGTTTTGCATTTAACTGCATAGCGGAGATAAATACATCAGCCTCATCTCCGATACCTTTGATACCGGCAGCGGATTTGGCAGCTTCAATAGAAAGAGACGCTATATTGGTATTCAGCTCCTTTTGAGACATTAAACTTTTGGCTTGCTGTGCACGGGCCTCTTCGACCTTTGTGTTATAGTCTTTCTGAACCTTTTCAAATTCAATGAGAGCAGTATTTTTATCTTGATCTTTGATTGCCTTTTCTGCAGCTTGTTTTCTAGCTTTCAAATATTCACTTTCTAGCACTTCTTTATCACCCGTTCCTTTAGCTTGAGCATACATCTTGATGTTCAATTCACCAAGGTTCTTGTTATATTCAGCCTGCGTAATTTTGCCGATTTCCAGCTCTGCACCTAGTTCTTCGAATTGTTTATCAAAAGATTCCTGCTCTTTTTGTAGAGGAGTCTTTTTCTTTTTGCTATCATCGGGATCTACTATTGGTGTCGTTAATTTGCTTGCATTGGCTTGGTATTTACCAGCTCTGTTGGTAGCATCTGCTATTACACGGTTATTTTCGATATATTCTTTTACTGCCTTATCCACATCAGACAAAGAAATACCTTTGTATAAATTTCCATTTTTCTTTAGTTCATCTCTTATAGCATTATTATAAGCAAAGCTGTTTTGATTAGACGTGCCATCGATAGGCTTTAATTTGACTAATCGATCCATCTGTTCGGTGCTTAATCCTACGCTTCCTGACAGATGCGCATTCTTTTCCGAATACTCTCCGACAGTATTAAATGCATGTTCTGCCATGGCTGCTTCCCTAAGCAATGCTATTCTAGTCTTTACTAACTTGTTGAGTTCTTCTTGTGACAAGTTTTCTTTACCTAACATTTTCTGCAACTCGCCTTGTGCTGTGTTAATTTCATTTTGACTTTTCTTTCTGTCATTCATGATATTAATCAAAGTTTGCATATGTGTTATTTCAGGAGTAGTACTTGCATTCCAAAGATTTTTCTGATAATCAGAGTATATATTCTTTATGCGTTTTGATTCTTGGTAGACAGTATATAACTTTGCAATAATTGCTCCAATGGCAGCGATTACGAATGTAGGAATAGACGATATGAATAATGCTTTCAAAGATCCTAAAGCCTTACCGAATGCTATTTTTATAGATGCACTTGTTTTTTGTGCTTTCCAAGCTACTTCATCAAATGCTACTCCTGCATCTTTTGCCGCGCGACGTGCTGATGACTTAGCCGCTAATTCGGCTTTGGCAATAGAGGAAATAATTTTATTGACTAGCCGATTTGTAACCAGAACTAATATAGCTGCAACGAGATAGGTAACAATGCTTTTTATATTGTCAGCAGCTGATTTAACAACACTAGTCAGCCAATCAATCAGAGCTTTATACTTACTCTGTACGTCTGTTCCGTTTACAAATTCTGTAAATGCGTTTTTCAGGCGATTTACGGATGTTTCCAAATTATCAGTATCAACGTTAGGAATCATCTCGTTGAGCGCTTCTGCGAACTTAGGAAGTACATCTGCGCTCATTAGTTTACCTTGCTTCATTAATTTGTCAAGTCCGCCAACAGAGACACCAGCAGCCTTTGCCATCGCCTGTAATGCGACTGGAAGACGTTCCCCCATCTGTAAACGCAATTCCTCGGAACTAATCTTACCTTTACTCATCATTTGGGAGAGAGCCAGCATAACGCCATTACTATCATCTGCACTCATTCCAAAAGCCGTACATGCCCGGGACACAGATTCGAAGATCTTGCGCTGGTCCATCATTGACATACCGGAAATAGAAGCCGCTGCAGTGAACTTCGCATAGTTGGCTGTAAGAGCATTAATCTCTAGCCCGTACTTCTTTGCCAGGTCTAATAGATACCGCTGATTGTCGGCATACTGTAACATGCTACCGGACACATTCTTTAGTGCGGTAGTCACTCGATTGGTTTCGCGAGCTACTTCAATGAGCCGTGAGACAAAATTACTCAAACCTAAGCCACCGGCCCCCAGAGCTGCAGCAAAGGTAAGAAACTGCATTTGCATTGATCTAAATGCAGCTTTCACTTGATTTGATCCTCTCTTAAAGTTCTCTGTCAAGAGATTTATTGCTATACTAAAACTTAATTTACCTGCCATAATATCTTTGCTCTTAGATATTTATTCCATTGTTTATAAATAACTCGAAAGTGTCCGCATCTTCCGCCAATGCTCTTTCCGCTTCTTTCATATCCTCCATCTCTTCCCAAGGGAATGTTATCAGATCTCTAGCACCATTCTTTAACTTACTTGCGTCAATATGTGGAAGGATTTTATAGTATGTCCATAGCCTGTCACTCTCCATCTGCTCTTTTTTTCTCCGTTCGTAGGCATCTATGTATATTGGGAGATCACATAGTTCCATTTCTTCCAGAGCATAATGCGCATCAAGTCCAGCCATGATAAGTGTCGCAACCAATTCGCCAATCAGCCCAGGTGTGATGTCGTGATTTGCTATGTCATCCTCTTTTTGTTTTTTTTGAAATTGAGCGAGAACTGCTGTTTCTCGCTCCAGAGCCATAACCATTTCACGAGTTATCTTTTCGTTTGATAGGGTGTGCCGGAATACTTCAAACGTATACATCTTGCCTTCATTGTTGCATACTGTAGTTGTGTAAAGTAATGCATCTACATCATCCTTATCGGAATAGTCCATTAGAGAGAAAGATTTATTTCGAAGTTGCTCCCAGCGTATGATGGATTTAATCGTTAATCCTATTTTCATGTGAGACTAATTTAAAAAAGGCGGCCATCATCTGACCGCCTTCACGTTTATTACTTTTTTGACTTATCCCCCTGCAGGAACGGCTTCAACCTTTTGCAAGGCACCAACACCTTTAAAAGATGCGGAACACGTTGCAATTTGTCCATTATCGCTTTTAAGAGACAAGGATGTAAGCATAATCTCACCTTTATAATTAGGTTTGGTAGTATCAATTGCGAAACTACCACCAACGTTAGTTTTATCAGTGATAGTTGATTCGCCGACTACGAACTGGAATGTTTCACCAGTATCTACATGTTTCAGTAGTTCGTCATAACTGGTTGCTCCTTGTAACCGGGTAAGCAATGATTCGCTACTGATGGTGAAACTCTTTTTTCCAGGTAACGACGCCGCCCAATCGCCACACATTTTATTGGAGATATCAATTTCTTCAACTGACACTTCCAAGGAACAACTAGATGCGAACGCTACCGGATTTTCACCAAGGAAAAGAAATAACTGACCTCTTACGATGTCCTTACTTGAGTCATGTTTAACTGCTGTCATACTATTTAAAATTTTAGTTTTACGTTTCATTTTTATTCTACTGAAAATTGAAGCACTTGAAAGTATTTCCCCTCTGAATAATCTTCCGTGGAATCTTCCAGGTGTATATTCATATCTGGGATAAAAAATCGACCTTCTAAAGCCTCATATATTAGAGAAGCTAGTTCTAAGCTACGTTCATAATCATCGCTTACAGCATTTACAAATACAGTGGGAATTTGTCGGGCAACGCCCATTTTAGTATACTCTTGCTTATAGCCGTCACGTTGGTAAATGATAAAATCACCCTCCGTCTTCGCTGGAGCAACGATAGGGAATATTTTCTTTCCTATCAGAGAGGTAATCTCTTCTGAATCAAGTAAAATACTTCTAATCTCGGTTGTAATCGCTAGTTTATTCATTAGCTTCTGCTATTTATTCGTTGAACGGCCCTTTGGACACCTTGATAGAGTGCACTCATAGCCCTACCCTCCTCACTTACTTTTGCATCTGACCAGAAACGATTAGCTGGCATAATACCTCGATTCACCCCACTCTTTGTTCTTCTAACTTTTGTTCCAGAGTCCACCAAGTGAGAATGATTACCACCTGGACGATCAAAACCCGCAAGTGCTCCAAATTTATTTCGTTTGACCCGGTTTGTAAATGAGTTCATCAAGTGGTTAGTCTGTTTACCATGCCGAAGAAGACGGGACCGAAGATTAGCCCTACCTTTAACTCTGAAAACATTGACAGCAAATCGAAGCCCGCTTCTAATAGCCTTGTCCTTTTCGAAGTCCTCTAAATTGTCTATGAGGTACTGAATGTTTTCCCGGTCTATTTGTTTAACTTCGATCATGTATCAATTTTTTCAAGAGTTAATAGCAGGCTATTATCGTTCATTTGAGGATTAACCATTTTGAGATTATACTCGTTACCGTTGTAAACAACATGAAGATTCTCTTTGATGGCCGGATAATTACGCACCTGGAAAACGAGTGTATGCCCAATAAATTGCTCCATCGCACTAACTCCATCCCGATCTGCTATAAGAGACATTTTCTTTCTGCATGCCCGGCATTGGAATACTTCTTTATATTCCTTCCTCACTGCACCTGTACGACCTTGTGTCTCAACTGGAGATTTGAATACAAGTGTTTCACATAATAATCCTGCTCTCATTTTGAATAGTCTCTATAAAGATCAACTAAGTATTTTGCCCCTTGAGGAATCTCTTTCAGATTAGCATATACTACATTTTCCCGATTTGCATAATACGTGCCAAGACACAGTAACATGGCTTGAACCAATGGCGTAGGAATACTATCCCCGCCATCGATAGAGGCAAGGTCTTCCACAGACGCACAAAGTTCCTTTGCAGTCTTCTCCTCGACTACTTTAATAAGAGCCTCTACATACGAATCTTCATCCGTATACGAGGACTCTATATTCAAGTGCCTTTTTGCCATATCTAAGGTCACGTATGCCATATTACTTCATTGATGCAATAGTGAATGATTCAGGACGAATCATACCCATATTCCAGTAAGAGTTAACCACCAAACGAACCATACCCTTAGTTGCTTGCGTGTACGGATCTACAGTCAAGTCAATAGCCCCCCACTGTCCAAGGAAGTAATCTGCCCAATTACCAAATACAATACCGAATTCATCTTTTGCTTCCTGTAATCCCTTCGGAATATTGTTTGTGCGTAAAGCACGGTATCCATTCAGCATACCAATACCATCGTTACCAAAGATGAACCCACCGGCACCGGAAGCATCTTTTACTTTAGTTTTAGCTTTTCCCACTAATGAAGGATGCATGATATACCCTAAATTTCCGAACAGTGCGTTGTTTAAGTCAGCATTGGTTTCCAATTCTACAATTTTAGCCCAATCCATGGCACCGTTAACACTTCCGAGAGTTTGGAACATTCCGTCAGGTACGTTATCTTCATGTGCAGCATTGCTCAATGCTGTTTTCTCCACCTTCTGCGCGATAGCGACAGCTAATAATTGGCGGATTAGACCTTCCACAGAACGATTCTCTTGGATCAGTAATTGCTTGGAGATGTCTACGTAAGCTGTCAAACGATTCGGGCTGTAAAGTTTACCTTTGGAAAATTCTCCCTTACCGTCTTTTGCTTCGTCATTTTCTCCTTCCCAGAAAACTTGTGCGGCACTATGCTTTGGCCAGTAGATATTTCCGACTAATCCGGTCATCATACGTACTCCAGCTTGGGACAATACGAGATTAGCCTCTAAAGGCAGCAACAATTCCTGTTGTTCTTCGTCAATCACGACACCTGTAGTGGCTTCTATCCCTGCAGTGTAAGCCGCACGTTTCTGATATGTCAGAGGGACAATCAACTCACCGCAATTTTCAGCAGTAGCGGCTACAGAACGGTGTAATTTGGTTGCCTCCTCAATAACCGATGCTTCACTGGCACGTTGCTCTGTTTTATTCATCTGCGCCAGGATAGCACGACGGAGCGAAAAACTTTCATTTGCTACCGGCTGATGTCTCTTTCCTTGCTGACGATTCATAACCTCGTGTTCTTCAATCTCAAGATTGATTTCTGCTCTACGTTGCTGGTTTGTACCTAGTTCTTCGGCTTCCTCCGGCTTAAACTGACGTTTTTCAGTCTTTGCGCCATTAATAATCTCTTTAGAACGAGCAATCAACTGATTTCTTTCGTCCTTTAACTCTGTAATACTTTTTTCTTTTGCCATAAATTTATAAATTTAATGATTTCTCTATGCTTTGGTAATACTCTTCTGGTACTGTCTGCTCTTTCTTACGAAGTTCTTCTTCGACTTGCTCTTTACCACGCAAACACACGGACGTTTTGCTGTATGCCGCATTATACACCGGTGAAGCGTCGTACAAATTGCCAATTTTATGAACTGTACGTTTCCAGGTTCCGTCACTTTTCTTTTCCCAAGTGTCTTTTTCAACATCGAAACAAAAAGAGCTCTGGTCTATCTCTCCGCGACGAAGGTTTTCCAGTAATTCTTCTCCGAGTGCTGTTTTCGGTGCCTCGAATCGATATTTCAATCCCTTGTCATCCACGGACAGAAATAATGATCCGGCCCCTTCTTTGCTTCTTGCAAGAATACCACGGGTCTGATTGTGATTCAGCAATGCAAATACATCGCTTTTCTCAATAACTCCGTCTAAAGCCCCACGTTCTATAACTTCCTCAAACGGAAGCCCGTCAGATGGTGTATTGAATAGTAGTGCATAGCCTTCTACAGTTCTCTTTTCCTCCGTATCTCCGGTCAATTGCACCTGGAATGAAGTATTTCTAATTTCTCTTTTTTCGTCCATAACTGTACTTTTACTTACTAACCAAATTTTTGTCTGACAAATCCAGATTATTTTGCGGTTCATCCACTTTTTCTTTCACGGCATTATCTAATGTCTGTACATTCACTTGTACAAAAGCCTTATCTCCATTCTCTATTCTAGGCATATTATTCTCTCTTCGAACTTCGTTGGGTGTAGCCGCTCCTACTGTAGCCAAATCCTTCCAAAATGCAGCCTGTGCACTTTTATCGGTTCTTAAAATAGCGGAAGTATCGAATTCAGAAATAAATCTCCCACGTTCAGATGGTAGAAAGACTTTGCGGTTTATTTCTAGCTCTATTTTCGTAATAACTGCGAGGGCTGTATCTGTTAAATATTGAAGTTGGGTAGCTTCTACAGTCGAATAGCTGGATTTAGAGAGATCGAAAGCTTTGACTGGAGATACAGAGAAGAACCGGCAGAGGTCCACAACGTTAAACTGTCTGCTTTCAATAAACTGGCTATCTTTGGGACTGATAGAAATTGGCTGATACTTCATATTCCCCTCTAGCACGGCAATACCGTTAGGATGTCCGGTTACAGGATTTGTACGTTCTTCCCATGTCTGGTATATCTGATCTTTTTTGTCTTTATCCAACCGAGACCCTTCAACCGTCAGTATACCTGCGACACTTGCACCGCTCTTGAAAAAACCTTCTGCGTGCTCTTCTGTACTGGTTGCAATTCCAAGAGATTGGCGCGCATGTTCGAGTGTAGACACACCAATAATGCCATCATAAGAGAAATTGAGCACATGGATCATGTCTCGCGGATCTACAAGTTCTCTAAAACCTACTACCTGATATCGTTTACGCATAATCCCAGAACGGTCAGTGACCCAAGTAATCGTCACCTGGCTGGATGGCAAATAGATGAGCTGTGCAGCATTCATTTTACTATCGCGTTCAATGTATGCGTAGCCGTTACCGGTTAGCAGTACGGAAGCCATAAGAGTTTTGAAGAAAACATACCGAGTCATATCTTCATTAGGCTCCATATTGAGCATGTAATATGCTGGATGCAATTTAGCCTCAGCTTTAAATCCGTCTGCATCTAAATGATAGGTTTTCAGCGGAAGCACGGCTACACTATCCGAGATGAGATCAACACAGCGATACACAGTAGACAGTAGCATTGGTTTACTTCTGCTGGTAAACATGGGACGGGAGCCATTAAAACTCCAGGCTGTAACCTGTGACGTTTCCTGTTTACTTGCTTTTCGAATTTCGAACCCTAGAAATTTCATATATACTTTTTCTACTAACCAAAAAGTTGTCAGACAATTAATAGAATTCTCCGTATCTGGGTGAAACCAGATATATTCCAAGTGCTTCCAACTTAGCAATTACACCATCTATCTTCTTCTCTTCAAACTGTTTCGATGGCTTTGTGTTACCGTTCCTGTCACGTGCCATAGTCACATTACGGAAGCAATGCCGGTTAATCACATTATTGTCAATGACAGCCTTACCAGAAAGAATCAAACGCTCCATCTCTTTGGTTGGACGGTTGAAGTTTCCTAGTGCTTGGCTAAATGGTTCCATCGGTAGCCCCTTTTCTTCTGCATTAATAACAAATTGCGTCGAATTCCACGAGTCATATGCAATTTTCTGAATGAAAACGATCTCGCGAATACGCATTATATCATTCAGAATATAGTCGTAATCAGTAACATTACCCGGAGTAATGGTGATTAATCCTTGCCTGCGCCATTCTCCGTACAAGTCCTTAAATCTCTTCTCCTGTAAAGCTGCTTCCGGTAGATAATAGAGAGTTTTGAAATAATATTTATCTTTGGTTGGAAACATGAAATCAGCACACGTTAAGTCGCTAGTACTTGACAAGTCAATACCGGCATAGCATTCCATATCCCGAAACTGTTCAAAGTCAAGATTAGCGGAAGCCTGCAAAATGTAGTGATCCGGAATCCAAACAGTTTCAGAATCACACCAAATATTGAAGTTCTTTGTTTTAATGCCGACTTCTTCGGATGGTGCATTAATTGCGGACTGTACTTGAGTCTGCAAATATTGCGGTTTAACCGTAATCCCCAGATTGGGGTTGCTCTTCTGCCAAGTCTCCGGATCTTTCCAATCATCTCCCTCATCAGGAGAAAAGATAGCAGCAAAGAGTGCGTCGTTTTCTTTCAACCCCGACAGTACCTCCGTACACATTTCCCGGTATTGGTAACATGGACCTAATTTATCGAATCCGGCCGTAGTGATAATAACTGCCATTGGATTATCACGCATACCTTGCGACGATTGTAGTACATCTTTCAATCCCGTATTCTTAGCGGCATGGTATTCGTCTATCAGATACATTGATGCATTAAAACCGTCCAATTTAGAATCGTCAGCGGCAAAGACCTGTAGTAGAGATAACATCTTTTCAAATTTTACCTTATCACGGAAAGAAACAAGATCTTTTCCTTTCGGATCAATTCCTTTTGCGAATTGAGAACAGAACTTAAAAGCGATTTTCGCCTGTTCTTTAGAGTTGGCTGCAAGATCCACCTCTGCATCCATTTCTCCATCAGCGATTAGATGATACAAAGATAGTCCGGCGGCAAAAGCCGTTTTTCCGTTCTTTCGTGCAATCTCTATGTAGACATACTTCACAAGTCGTTCACTCGTCTCTTTGATATAGAACCCATAGATAGCTGCTATTACAAATTGCTGCCACGGCTGTAGGACGAATGGCTTCCCTGCATGCCGACCTGTGAAATGCTGAAGAATAGAGAAGAATTCTATGACTTCATCTGCTTTTTCCTCCTTGAATTCGTATCGATCATCCTCCATCATGGAGAAAAAACGTTCAGCAGCAAGCTGAATGAACTTACCGGATACGACTTTCCCGCCTATAACGTCTTGAGCGTATTTATAGTAAGTCTTTGTCTGCATTAACGAGTTTCTTTCTTGCCTTTCAGATACGAATCCAAAGGAGATTCCTTATCATCCCCTGTATTTAGAGCCTTAATTTGCCCCTTACTTTTTGCTGTCAATCCATACTCTTTTGCCAGTTCCAGGTATTGGCTCCAATTCTCCTTAAGCAAATTCGCTTCTGGACGTTTCACCCATTCACCTTTCAGATTCTCCATCGTCATTCCATCCCGTGCCAAGACTTCAACGCATTCCAGATAAGCATCATAAGCCGTGGCCATCCGGTGCAGCTGGGGAATGTCGGCTATTTCCAGCATACCTCTATCGTTCAATTGCTTCACAAGGTCCGATATAATCTTTCGGGCTTCTTTATGCTTGATCGTTTCAGGTAATTTAAAGCTGATTTTCTTCTTTTTTTCCATGATTTTGACTTGTTTTACTATAAAACCATACGATTGTCAGACAGAAATGCGGCTTTTAACAAAACGAAACAGTTTGGCTTTTTTCGAAAAATGCCGTGTGTGTGAACTAAGGTAGGGCGAGGTTTGGAAGGCTCATTTTCTCAAAATTTGACCCCATACCCCCTTTTTGATGAATGAAAAGTTAAAATTAACTTAAAATTAAGAATTATATGTTGAATTCATAGGGATTTCCCTATTTGTTTGCGTAAAGCAAATATGCCATGATAAAAGTTTGCGTAAAGCAAATAAATACATTATCTTTGTAACAGTTAATGCAAGGGGCTTTAAATCATTTGACA